CCGCATATCGAATCTGGGAAAGCTCGTATTTCAAAAGCACAAATGAAATTGGAATATGGGCCACAAGAAATTGATATGACAGTTGAAGGATGGTTTTCAGATGACATCACTGCACAACGTATCAAGTGGAACGGACTTCTGATCAAGACAATGAATCATGCTCAATCACTCGGTTTGCAAGATGAAGATTATGTTGAATTTCTTCGTGAAGCTATTCCATCCTGGAGTACTTTCAAAACAATGTCAGAAGAAGAAATCGAGAACATTGATATCACCAAACGAATGTTTTGTAATCAATATGAAGGATGGGTTTCGACCAATGCCTCTGATCTCAACATCAAATTGCGTTCAAACATGGGAAAAATCTTGTGGCTGAATGACAAAAATGAGATTATAAATGGTGCAACCCCTATTCGAATTTTCTTTCCAGTAGGGCGTACATTTATAATAAATGCTCATTATGTTCGTTTGATTGATCGTATGCAAGAAAAACAACCAATGTTCAAGATTCGCATATGTTCATCCTTTTCTGATACAGGCATTGACTACTATTGGAAAGATCTTCAACCGCTTGTCAAGGATTACACTCGTGCAGGCCAAATGACTGACTTGTGTTGCATTCAACTTGATAGGAAATGTATGCGGTATCCTGATTTGCGAAAGCACATTATGGAACGGTCTTACCTTTCAAATCTTGTTGGTACTCGTGTTGTGTCAACTGTTGCTGATTGTGCCAACAAGACGTTTTGAAACGAAGTTTGGCATGGTTGAAAACTTGACACTTCAAGAGACAGTTGATACAGATGGATCACGATTCACATGTCAATCTGCAACGACCAATATTGGTTCCCGTGAAGGAGACTGTGGCAGTGTCTATCTTATGGATAGTCTGACCAGTGCACGACGTATCTGTGGAATTCACTTTGCAGGCTGTGCAGGTAAAGCATGTTTCATCCCTCTGGTATATGAAGACCTAGTCGACATTATCGATGAAGATGAGCAAGTTTTGCCAGACTACGTTCCATCTGAAGACACACCGGCTGCTATTGTAGAAGGAAATTGTCTTTCATTGGGTGATATTCTTGATCCTCCACATCCAAATGTGCGTACAAAAATTCACGCAACTAAAGTCATAAACAGAGTTTATCCAACAGAGATGGCTCCTGCAAAACTGATGCACCCGGAAAAAGTGGACGGTCCCATGTTCAAAGGAATCCAAAAACAATTCAAGAATGTGCCAACACTTGATGCAAATATTCTGAAAAGAAGTGTCCTATCGTATAAACAACAATTAGCGAAATCAAAATGCAATTATTCAAACATGAAAGTATTGGATTTTGATCAAGCCGTCAAAGGAACTGATTCGGAATATATCAAGGGTATAAACCGCGTAACATCTGCAGGTTATCCTTGGTGTCATGAGAAATCAAAAGGCAAAACTCTTTGGTTTGGAAACCTTGAATGGGATTTGTACGGAAAGAAAGCTCAACAAGTTCGGAAGGTTGTCACTAAACAAGTCGAGGCCATGAAGCAAGGTATCGTTCAACCATACATCTTTGTTGACACACTGAAGGATGAGACATTGCCCAAGATGAAAGTTGAAATTGGCAAAACACGTGTTTTTGCAGCTGCTCCAATGGACTTTGTCATTGCATTTCGAATGTACTTCATTTCATTTATTGCTTTTCTTATGGAAAAACGTATTGATACAGAAAGTGCTGTGGGAATTCGATGTCAATCTTTGGAATGGGACAAACTTGCAAAACATTTGTTGAAGTATGGTGATCATCACGTGGCTGGAGATTTCAGTAA